AACTCACATACGGATTCATACAGGTCGGGAAAGAACTGTCCTTCATTAATAAGTATAGTATCATAATTGAGTATCATCTGTTCTTCGCATACTTCCTTTATGGTGTTTGAAAATATACAAGGTATCATAACCTTATCGTGTGTAGATAACATAGAGTCATGATACCGAGTGTCAGCACTGAAATTAATAACCTTAATATTTGCGTTGGTATTGTTCGCATATTGAGTATTATATACGTCTATCAACCGAGTAGTTTTACCCGAAAACATAGGTCCAATGATTAATTCTAAATATCCACTGGTTCCATTCGACATTCCGTATATTGTCTGATAGATTATTATTATATGATTTTTATAAAATATAAACAAAAACAACTAAATTCAATTTTTAGATATTCATATTGAACCGACATAAATGGAAATTGTGTGTAATCTATATATGACAAGTATTACACAAAGCGTCCCATGGGTTGAGAAATATAGACCAAGTGAATTTTCAAATATCGTGTTAGACCCTACAAACCGAACAATATTTACAAATATAATTAATAAAGATTATTTTCCAAATTTATTATTTTATGGTCCTCCTGGTACTGGAAAAACAACCACCATTATTAACTTAATAAACGAACATCAACGAAAACATAGTAAGATAAATAAAGAAAATGTCATACATTTAAACGCGTCAGACGAACGTGGTATTGATATCATTCGTAATCAAATTCAACAATTTGTAAAATCAAACAGTTTTTTTGAAGTAGGTATTAAGTTTGTAATATTAGATGAAGCTGATTATATGACAAAAAACGCACAACAAGCATTAAAATATTTAATGCAGTCAACTAATTATAACGTTCGTTTTTGTTTAATATGTAATTACATAAGCAAGTTAGTTACATCATTGCAAAGTGAGTTTATATGTGTACGTTTCAATCAATTGCCTGAACCTGAAATTTATAAATTCATAAAAAATGTATCAAATGTGGAAAAATTAAAATTGTCTGATATTGATATACAAACCATTCAAAAAACATATAGGTCAGATATTCGTAGTATGATAAATTTCATACAGTTAAATCAGAATTTATCAGAATGGAGCGGTAGTATTATTACGAATGATAGTTGGGACAAAATATACGACCTCCATCGGGTAGAGAATGTAACCGAACTAAAGGCGTTTATTCAACATATTAGTATAAAATATAACATTGACAAGAAAGGTATAATGATAAAATATTTCAATTACATTCTCCGCAATAAGATTCATAATACAACCCAATTATTCTTAGATAATATAGAAGTAATAACCCATTCCGAGAATGCCGACTTAAATTCTATTATAGACTACTTTTGTGTAAATTTTACTGGTAGCTACATATAAAATTGAAACAACATAAACGTATCTATATTGTTTTAATAGTAAATATAAATGGATAATATGATAGATGACGAATGGAACAGTTTCATATCGGGGCAAGATACGAATGAATATGATTTTACATCACTCACTATGCCGTCAACAAATGATAAAGAATCTAGCAGTTATAATAAGGTAAATAATATTGAGGTAGACGAAATTACCGGAGATGTCCCTATATGTGAAGATTTGTATATATCAACAACAACTAAGGTATTGTTTTTAAACCAACACATAGATATTCAAACCATATTTTGGATGATTCCTATAATTGATTATTGGAAACCAGAAGAAGGTGTAATAAAAAAACAAATAAAAATAGTCTCAAAAACACAAGAAGAATTGGATTGTTATTCTCATAAATTAGAGAATATAAACTATTATAATGAAGTAATTATTAAGCAAATCAATAGTCCAGATGCGAGGCGAATCAAATTCAAAGACGAACGTAAAATAACTATAGGCATGTCAAAAAAGGACATAATGACTTGTCGCGGTAAGGTAAAAAATGCGTTTTATAATTGCTTTGCTCTTATTTTGAGATTCAAATTTCAAGAAAAATACCGCGAGATACACGTGAAAGTGTTTAATACGGGTAAACTAGAAATACCAGGAGTATTAAACCTGGAAATGTTATATATCGTAAAATCCATGATACTAGAACTATTGACACCATACATTCATGATACCCCGTTAGAATTTTTACCACATGATATAGAAAGTAATGTTTTAATAAATTCAAATTTTAATTGTGGATTTTATATCGATCGTGATAGGTTACATAATATATTGCGTAGTTCCACATATAATATAGAAACCGCATATGACCCATGTAGTTACCCCGGAGTAAAATGTAAATTTTATTTCAATCATGAAATTGGATTTGATAGAACTCAACAATGCGGAAAACTAATACGTTCCGATAGAACTATGAAAATGAGCGAACTTGATAGCGCAAAAAAATATTCAGAAATATCATTTATGATTTTTCGTACAGGCAGTTGTCTGATTGTAGGCAATTGTACGGAACGTATATTAAGATTTGTTTATGATTCCATAAAACAAATCCTACACAACGAATATTATAATATCGCAGTAAAAAATGTGACATCTGAAATAAAGATCAAAAAAGAAAAAATTAGGAAAAAAACGATAATATTAACTCGTGAATACTTAGATGAAATAATTAAGTAATATATACGTCTAGTCATATAACCAGTTTATAAACTCATTCGTGCTAAGCGTATTCAGTTTTTGTTTAAATATACTATTACCCACAGATATTTTGTTAAAAACCACTTCGTTTTTTTCTTGGTCGGTAATCGACCCACTGCGTATGCGTTTGTTTTTTTCACTTTTAGATAACATTTTGCTTAATACTTCGATGTATTTTTCTTCACTGATTGGAAAATTTTGATGTATATACTCTAGATAATACATAGTGAAATCCAAACGTTCAATATTTAATAAGTACATTTTAAAAAAACGGTCGGATATTTCAAGTCTAAACTTAAAATCATATAAGGAATTATTCCAACATAATACCGTATTTATGCACTTAGACATCCGTATAAAGAGGGTTCTCCATTCTTTATCATTAATATTAACTTGTTCGGAAGAGTGTGACATGATATTCATTAAGGCGTTTGTCTTTTCACTTTCATTTCCATCGTGAATATCAAAAATCGCCTTTTTATAAACGAACATAATCGCATCTTTGTGATTCAGTCCATTCACAATGTGTGATTGATTTACCTGCTCTATATATTCTATAAAATAATGATATGCTTGCTGTGCTTGATAATAAGCTTTGTCCGGTTGTTTCGTTTTCAATAATGTGTATTCAAATACACGATGGATAGCATTTATACCTACCGACAAACTTTGGTTAGAGTGTTTTGAAGTGATTATAATCTCGGATGATTTTATTTTATCGATACAATCTTTTAAAACATCATAATAAGTTTCTATAATCTGTTGCTTATTTGTTTTATACCCACTCATCAAGACTTACATAATATGTATATTTAAGATTTGAGAATTACGCGCAAAGTAGCACTAAATATACAAATATAATATACTTAATAATTTAACTATTTAAAGTAATAGTCACAGTAATACTCTATATTATAAAATGCAAGATAATTCTACCGCAATGACCCCCACTAGCAATTACAGATTGCCCGAAAATGCTACTATGCAGCATGTTACAAAGTTGTCAATTATCGATGATAAACCAATCATGATGGATTACTGGACTTCCTCAATTGAGAAGGAATCATTAATTGGCGTTAAGGACACACAAGAGAAACTATTGGTCAAGAGCGAGGATGAGTACACCAGTCCTATCACAAAGATCTTTAAATCTGGGTCGGAATTCATTGTCGTAACCGAAAATTCGATTTACTTGGTTGATAAAGATATTCCTACTAAGCGAATTTCATCTTAAGTAAATTCTAAAATATTCTTTTTATGAAGAATATTTTATGGTAATCCATCCGATAGATGTGCGCGCTGTGCGTCGGTTAATTCACTTGGGAATTTAACATGAAATGTAAAAATTAGATTCCCACCATGCCCGTTTTTCTTCATTCCAAGTCCCTTAAAAACCTGACATTGACCTTCTTTGATTATCGTAACTGGATTATTATTATTTATAGACAATTTTTTCCCATTTATGTGTATAAATTCAAATGAAAATCCACATAGTGCTTCTTTAAGTGATAATTCTTTATCGCAAAATAAGTCTAAATTTTGTCTTTTAAAATCAGTAGTATTATTTATGCGTATAATAAGTTTTACATCGCCCTTACCATATTGGTTCCTATTTCCAATTTCTTTTAATAATATTGTTTCGTTATTATTGACTCCTTCCGGTATTTGAATCATTAATTGTTCGACCTCTGGGATTTTATTATTATCTTGTTGAACCCATCGTTCAATTTCTATCGGAATAGAACATCCTGAATATGATTGCTCGAATGTTATTTCAACGTTCTTTGTCATTATAGGAGGAGGCCCCATATTTGAATTACTGGTAAAAACATGTGTAGTAGAGTTTCCATTTCTGAATACTTGAACGTTTGGCATACCTGGATGAAGTGGTCTACCATTAAACATCATGTTAAACATACTATTAATGTCACCAAACTCGGTGTTTAAATTTGTATTCATCTGTTGAAATGGGTTCGTTCTTACTCCGTTCAATTCATTATCATATTCTTTTTTTTTATCGTTATCACTTAGTATTTCATATGCTTCATTTATCTCTTGAATTTTGGTTACTGCTTCTTTGCTCGAATTTCGATCGGGATGATATTTTAACGAAGCACTACGATAAGCCTTTTTGATTTCAATCTCGGATGCGTCTTTATTTATCCCTAATATTTCATAATGAGAAGGCATTTATATTAATAATGCATATGTCTTTATAATATTTTATATAAATGATATAAATTCATCAAAATATGTTATACACCATAGAATATGAAATCAAAAGTAGACAGCACATTTATCAATAAATATAAACCGTACTATATAAATGATTTTTACATAAGTGATAAACTTAAATCAACTTTACATACCCTCATTGATATAGACAATTTAAATTTGTTATTTGTAGGGAATGCTTGTTCCGGAAAAACCACTTTATTGTATGCTATTATACGCGAATATTATGGATTATCTAAAAACGATTCAT